TAATGCTGCCGCTTCGCACACCGGGCAAAAGCTCACGAAATGCCGCGCTGTCTTTGGTTGTTATGTCAATAGTCTCAGCGTTCAAAGTCAACGACACATCTGTTGCTGCTGCAATCAATGTTGTGCCAATGTACACGCCTAAATCTGTGCCGTTAAATATCGCCATCTTGGTCTATTTCTTTTAATTCAATATCGTTTTCAGCCGCAATATAACCCTTAGCAGCCAACTCTTTTGCAAATAAGGGATGCACGCTAGGCTCATCGCCTTTCTTCCAACTGTTGCCTTCGAGCTTGCACGCCTTTAACAATGTTACTTTCATAGGTGCAAGTTAAGAAACAATCTTTTAGTTATTTAACAAACCGTATTCACCGACAGGGATTGTTATGTAGTCAATTCCATTCTTTCCAGCAACCTCTATATTATGCTCTTTGTGTACAATCCACGTACGATAAGTAGCATAATAAACACCATCTATCTGTTCGCATTCTTCCAATGATTCTTGGTCGTACATGAATTCCATATTAGGAACTGCATCATCTTTCCAACCTTCTAAAAAATCTGTGTCTGATGACACCTCAACTCGATATGTGTTGTAATCGTTCATTATTTTCCTATAACTATTGTACTAATGTTCATTGCTGCTGTTACCGCAGTTGTATTTCCAGCGTCTATCCATGACGTTGAATTAGCAGAAGCCCCCAAAACCTCTTTAATAATATGGCCGAATGTTCCCCCTCCGAGTTTCAGTTGACCATTTTTAATAGCAATCGCAGGGTATTGACTTTGAGTAGATCTCGACTTTTGTGCGTAAAAAGTATATCCTGTTGCTCCTCCGTCAATTACATCCATAGCGTTTGATGTCGTGTTTTGACTTGAGGTGCTGTTGTCAGGTCTTTGTCGATAGCTACCAGTCCCTGCAAATCTTAATTGACCTGTGTTTGTAATAGCAAAAGCACTCCAATAAGTTAAGCCGCATACCGTGACAACATCGCCACCATCATAACTCAAGGTTGGACCGTTAACATCAGATGTGCTTGATATTAAAGGACCGCCCATCAAGTATGTATTTCTTCCTGTTTGGTAGATATTCCCATCCTTGACCAACAAAGACGTTCGATAGCATCCCGCATCAGCATCTGTAACTCCCGTTAAATTGTTTTGATCCCTTGTTCTTGTAGCCGTGTTTCCTGACTGCGATCCTTGACCTGTCATGTAGTCGTAATTGTACCCCGAAAAATACACCTCACCCGTTGATGTAATAGCAATCGACTTTCTGTATCCAAGTCTAATTTTTGACCATGTTAATGAATCTTGAATTTCAATCCAAGACGCCGAGCTGGTTGTACTGCCATCACCACGCTGCCTCCCAGTTCCTACACCAGAGAACCACAAGTCCCCATCACGTACAGCCATACAAACTGAGTAGCCCTCATCATATGCTATATCGTCCCAATCTGTATCAGAGCCATATCTCCTCCATGTGGCATCCTTTACTGGCCAAGACAAATAAGTCTCAGTTGCTGCAATGTTATACCAAAGCTCACCATTGGATGTAATGGCTAGAAATACATCGCGTTCACCTCCTCCTTCAATTTTAACGAATCGCTGTGTAATCTCTTCGCCTATGTTAAAAGCTAGAGTTACATCGGGATTTGTTAAAATTACTGCGCTTCCAATTAGTTGTGTTCCCGTTGAACCTGCTGAAGCAACTGAGTTTGGTGTTATTCCTCCACCTCCTCCTTGCGTGGTAAAAAAACCGTCAACGTTATTAATGTCCGCTGTTGGGACTCCTGATATTTCTCCCATATTATGAATCTATTTGCACCCAATCTTTGGATGGGTCGAAGTAAACTGCGTAAGCTGAACCAATTGCGCCAATATAGTAACCAACGACTCTTGAGTATTCGTTTGCTGTTGTTGGTGCTGTCGCGCTAAATGTACCCGATGCGCCAAGCCAAAGCGGTGCGCCCGCAGCCGATCCGCTGATTGCACCGCCTGCGTCAACCATGCCTTGCAAAACGACTTCGTTGCTTCCAGTGTGAAATCCAATAAGTTTCTTTGAATTGGCGTTATCTCTCGCCGCTAATGCATTACTCATAACGTCAACAATCTTATCATCTGCAACCGAAATCGTCGCAGTCATCAAGATATTTTGACCGGTGTTTAGCGCATTTGTTGCGTAATTCGTAGTAATGTTGTCAAGCTTGGTTTTGTCTGCACTGCTCATCGAACCTGCCGCGCTAGTTGTCGCTGCGGTTATTGCAATGTCAGGTGTATTCCCTCCACTACTTGTAATCGGTGCTGTACCCGTTACAGCAGTCAATCCACCACCGCCGCCGCCGCCGCTCGCAATTGTAATAGTGTCACTGCCGTTGTCTGATATGGTCACATTAGCCCCTGCTGCAATCGTTAAGCCGCCCGTCAAGCTGTTCATAGTTGTTACACCTCCAGCGCTTCCGTTTGCTGCCGCTGTAATCCTTCCCTGAGCGTCTACGGTTATATTTGCGTTTGTGTATGCCGCTGCTGTTACTGCTGTGTCTGCAAGCGCAATCGTACCGCTTCCCGTAATTGTTCCGCCGCTTAAGCCTGTGCCAGTTGCTACGCTCGTAACTGTGCCCGCGTTGTTGCTTACATCAGCAAACGATAAAACGCCCGAGCCGTTAGTTGTTAACGCTTGGCCGTTTGTACCTGCGCTTGTTGGCAGAGTCAAGGTATAGGTTGCACCAGCCGAATGAGCTGGCGACTGTATAGTAACGCCGTGCGTGTTTGCTTCGCAGTTTAAAATTATGGCTGCGCTATTGGTGTCGCCTTTGACTTCTAGCACGCCCGTACCTTTAGGCGCTACAATTATATTGCCGTTCGCTGTGGTCGTCTTTATCTCGTTGGCTTGCGTGTCAAGGTCACCTGTAAGTTGTGCGCTTGCCGCCATCAATGCACCTGCCGAGGCTACGTTTGCCGCGTCCGTTACGTCTGCACTTGTTTCGATACCTGCTAGCTTTGTGGCATCTGCTGACGGATAAGTATTTTTTGCAGTATTTGCAGCTACCGCGCTTGCATCTGTGTAGCTAACTTTTGCATTGTTCGCTGTAATGTCTGATGCTTGTTGGCTAGTTATGCCTGTCTTCGCTGTGTTTGCAGCTACTGCACTTGCGTCCGTGTAACTAATTTTCGCTGTGTTTGCTGCGACCGCTGAGTCAAGTGCAATGTCTGCCGTCCTTGCTAACGTGCCTGAGCTAGTTGGTAAACTTAACGAGGCGTTAGCACCGCCTGAGTATCGCAGGTAAGCATAATGTGTGGCGCTCTTTATATGCAGCTGCGTGCCAACAGGTATATTTAAAATAGCCTCATTGCCTGAGGTTGATCCGTCAATATTTAGCGCCGTGTATGCAGTCGAGCCGCTGCCGTCTGTTGCTACTATGAAGTCAATATCTCCCGGACTAGTTTCTGTAATAAGTATTTCACTAATGCCCGTCTTTAGTTTTGCCGTCGTCGCGCCTAACTCTAATGCGCTGTTTGTATTTGCGCCGTCGTTGATTGTAGTGCTTACCCCTGTTTTCAGATTGGTGTAAAGCACATTCAAAAAGTCAACAGCTTCCCACTTGCCTGTTGTGCTGTTGTAATTTATTACATCTTTATTCCCTAAGCCTGTTAGATTTACATCAGTCAAAGCCGCTAACGTTGTAACTCCACCAGCACTGTCAACCGCTTGCCATTCCTGTTGTGCTGCTACGTACTTAATGAACTGGCCATCGCTTACGCCTGCAACATCAACGTCAGATAGATCGCCCAGCTTTGCGCCTGTAACTGGCGTGCCTGCTGCAATGGTTATGTTATCGCGCTTAATGCGAAAGGTATATGTCGTGACCTGTGAGTAACGGCGCGGGTCGTATTCAATTTCTATGTCAACGTTATTGAACTGTACAGACTCAACGTTAACACCGTTGTATGTGCCGCTGACGCGATCCAATGCACCGCGCACTTTGTCGGCTAAGTCGGCTGCTCCGTTATAGCTGTCAGAAAAGCAAATGATTTCCATGCGCACCTCATCCAACTT